CTTGTAAATGTGAACTCATTTGGAGTCCAGTGTCCTGCCCACATGGCGTCTATATATTGCTGCGCCCAAGGATAGCGATTTGGCTTACGTGCGATCTGTTCGTCGAAAATAGTCATAGAAGTATCTCCCGTTCGGTTTATTGTGTGGAGAATAAATACGATTTATAAAAACAAAATTTTAGAAAAATATTTTACAAAATTTTCTCACAAATCGGCGTTTTCGCCATTTTCAGTTTGGCGAGAACTATTCCATTTATTCCGTAACATTTTCTTTACAGATGATTCATCATTTTCCATAGAAGATTGAATCGCAACAGATTCCTTTGACTTGCTGTCATAGATTTCGATGTCACCGTTGCTGGTGTTCATCTTGGCGTACAATGTGATACCATCTGGTCCAAAACGATTCTTGATCACGTGACAACGAGCAGTATTGTTGGCTTTGTCATCAACATTACGAGTAACACTGATTACAAAGTCGGCGGTCATGATCTTGCGATAAGAATCGGAGATGTTATGAGCCTGAACAACTTCTTCACTCAAGCCTGTGCGGTTTGTCTGTGAAGCGGTCCATACAGGAATCTGTAGTTCACCGGCAACTTGACGAAGTTCTTCGTAGATACCACCAGCTTCGCTATAACTATTGCTGTTCTTTTCACGTTCCTGTGGACGAAGAATATCGGCATAGTCAACGACCATCTCGTCAATCTTGATGTTCTCAAGAGTCTGAATGCGTTCAATATGGAACTTTAGCGATTGTGCGCTAACTGTCTTGAGAGGAAAATACTTAACAAAGAGTTTGCCAGGTACATTCTTGATCTGCTCTTCAACTTCCTTCTGCTTATATTTGATTTCTTGAAAGTCAATATGCGTAAAACAGCAGTCATAACGAAGACCAACATAGTTTTCATTAAGTTCGAGTGTGAAGTGGGCAATGTTCTTGCCCTGTAACATTGCTTTGGCACCAAGACTACAAAGCAACCACGATTTACCAATACCGGCAGGAGCAACAACAATACCAAGCTCGCCAGGTCCAAGACCTCCATCCATAAGACTGTCAACAACTTCCCATCCAGTTGACACTGTATTACGGCACATTTCACTCATACGTGTTGCGAGATCCATATGATAGTTGTGACCGAGGTTACGTTCCATACCAGCCTTCATAGCCTTGTCAACAAGACCTTTGATCTTTTCATATTCACCCGTCTTCAAGTGATCAACAGACTCAATGATGGCGTTCTTCAACTTCTGATTCTTACAGAACTCAAGAAACTGCTCACGGACGAACTGAAGATCCTTTTCGCTGATCTTCATATATACCCCAAGTAGTGATTCTTTTACCGTTGCCTTGAAATCTGGATTTTCAATCGTATCAACACGAACCTTAAATACTTGCATGGTGGGCAAATCTTTATATTCGGCGTGATATTGAATCAGTTCTTTTATGATCCAACGATGTGCCTCGTTTTCAAACGCCTCGATTTCAATAATATCGACCACTCTTTCCAAGAAAGATTTGTCGGTAAGAATACCAGCGATGATCTTGACTTGAAATTCAAGACCATATTTATGTAGGTTGTCAATGATTACAGGAGCCATATATAATGATGATGTTAAGACAATACGCTTAATTAAGCGTTTCGTCAATTTGATTTAGAAAATAAATTAAGACGACGTTGCTAGAACGTGAAGCGGATAGAATACTTCCTGTAGCCAAACATGGTAGTTTGGAATAGCAGAATGCATTCCGTGCGTTGTCAGCTTCTGAATAAACTGAAACTTGTTGTAGTCGTAAGTTTCACCTGCCGCATCAGATAGTTTCATCTGTAGTGACGGTGAGAAACTGGGGTCTTTCAACTGCATGAGCATATAGTTTCTGTTAAGAACGCTGGCATTATCGACAATAGTAGAATATATCTTCTTTTCATTGATACAGTCTTTGGCACGCATAAGTAGTTCATTTACAGAAGTTTCCGTTCCTTCTGTCAGCATAGGGAAACATTTGATTGCTGTTTTTAATCCCACACCTTTTACTCCATCGATATTATCAGAAGAGTCTCCTTCAAGAATACGATAGTATATAAAGTTGGTCGGATGTACGCCATATTCATTGATTACATCTTGAACACCGTAAATTTTTTTCTTGATTGGACTCCAGATACATACTCTATCTGATACAAGTTGAATGAAGTCCTTGTCGCCACTCATTATGGTGACTTTGGCCTTTGGATACATCTGTGTAGCAATATATGCGATAGCGTCATCCGCTTCAATATAATCAATAGAGATTACAGACACAGGTAGTGTACGCAGAAAATCAATGAGTTTTACCATCTGATTGATCATTGCTTCCTGCTCTGTCTTTGGATCACTCATTTCTTCATATGCCCGATTTACACGAACAGAAACCTTGCGGTTGTTTTTATATTCGGGATATATGTCTCTACGACGTTGACTACCGCCCTTACCATCAAACACTACAATAACTCTTGTAGGACGAAGTAGTTTGATAGCATATCCAATACTTGTAAGAAATCCACTTACTCCACCAACATGATCTCCGTGATCACTTAGTGTAGGAACAACTGTCCAGCAACGTATAAAGTTATTAGTGCCGTCAACAATCAATATATCGCTGTTCTTGTCTTTCTTTGTATTTACAGGCAAGTTTGCGTGCTCAGATTTGATCTGAGAAAATATTGATGCGAATTTCTTTTTGGTATCGTCTTGCATGACATAAGAACCGTGTGGAGATGTTTCACTCCACACGATCATTTGTTATTCGTCAGATCCTTCCGATGCTTCGTCGTATTCAACGTCATCAGCAATCTCCGAGTTAGGTGCCTTATACTTCATAACGAAGTTCTCGCACAATTTGCTGTAAAGATAATCACGGCATTCTGGGCGATCCTTCAGAAGTTTCGGCAAGTCACGCTTTTCAAATACAACTGTCTCGGGATCTTTACCTTCGACAGGCATAATGAATTGCAAACTCTTAGCCTTCTTGTCTTCTTCTTTTTCTTCTTCCAACTGCTTCTTTGTCTTCTTGACATCTCCCTTGACCTTCTTCGCATTGGTCACGATATCCCATTCGATGAGATGTTCCAACCAATTGCTGAAGTTGTCAATGCCACGGTCAAAATAAATGTCAAACTCAACCGAACGCATGGGCGGACCCATACGATTCTTTACGACCTTACATTTAGTTCTGATACCGATTGTCTGCTTGTCTGGATTCTTGATCTGATTCATCTGTTGCAGACGTAGGCGAACAGATGAATGGAATGCGATTGCCTTACCACCACTGGTGGTCCAAGGATCGCCCAACCCAACAAATCCCACCTTCTGACGAAGTTGGTTTGTAAAGCATAGGCAAATTCTCTGCTTGGCAATCAACCCTGTAACCTTTCGCATTGCTTTGCTGATCGCAATGGCTTTGCCAGTGGCATAACCATCAGCACCGTGATCGCTTGCCAACTCTTTCTTGGTAGAAGCAGCGGCAACCGAGTCAACGAGGATAGTGACTAGGCGATTCTTGTTGCTCTTGCGAACAAGTGCAATGATTTCCTCAACCTTGTCAAATACATCTTCTACTGTATCAACATTGATATATAGCATCTTTGGCACATCAACTCCAATAGCAGTCAAAAAGTCGGTGGACACAGATGTTTCAGTGTCAATAAATACCGCCAGACCGCCCTTGCGTTGTGTCTCTGCGAGCAAATGTGCTCCCATAAGACTCTTACCAGATGCTTCAAGCCCAGTAAGTTCTGTGATTCTTCCAACGGGCAAACCGCCATTTGGGCGATTTGAAATGGTTAAATCAACAAGACTGTTTCCTGTTGAAACCCAGTCGGTGACCTGTGAGGGATCATCTTCTGCGTCCAAAAAGAAAGCAACTTTACCATCGCTGTTTTTATTAATAGACTCAGCGAGTGCTTCAGCCAACTCGTCTCTAGTTTGAGCAATTTCGTGCTCAATCGTTTTTTTCTTTTTTTCCATACAATTTTTATGTTAGAGATGAATGGCGCACCAGCGACCTATCTGGTGCGCCACCTCATCATTGTTACTCCTACTACTTTACTCCGTTCAACTTAAGAGTTGAACAAGTCGTTGAATTCGTCAGCGATTGCCTTGGTATTGGAAGGAGCCTTGACTGCTGCTTTTGCTGTCGCACTCTTGGTAGCAGGTGCAGCGGCTTCGACATCTTCGGAAGGAGCAGTGGCAGCAACTTCGCCATCTTCAACTGCTTCTTGAGAAGCATTCAGCCAAGTGTCCATAACCGCAGCCAGTTCCTCGTATGATAGTTCTGGAAACAGTTCTGTTACATTTTTCTGATTCTTCACCTTTTCTTTGATAGCGCCGTCAGCAGGATCAAACGCAGGAGTTACGTTTGGCTTTACACGAATTGTTGTTTCAGGAAAAGACTTGCCTGTTTCTTCGGCGGTCTTGAATTCCACAACGATGTCACGACCGTTTTTAAGATCGGTAATGTCACCATAGTCAGCGTCAGCGATGATGCTCAGAATTTCCTGATATACTTGCTTGCCCATACCCCAGAACTTGACACCTTCTTGTTCTGCTCCACGAACGAGAACAGGGACATAAGTACGAAGTTTTGGTTCAAGTGAACGACCGGTCTTCCATTCTTCCTTGTCTCCACTCTTTTTGAGTTTGGTAGCAAACTCAACGATAGGATCGGGACGACCAAATGAAGCAGGAGACAAATATGTCTTACCGTTCATGTTGTAATGGAAAAGCAGTT